CGCCATAACATCACGTAGATATTGTTCTGCCTTAATCTTAGGTAAGTTACCAACATCAATATAGAATATTCTACGCTCAGGAGCACGTGATAATCTATAGATGACAAGAGCATCTTCAATCATTCTTAATTGATTGAGTGACTTGATTGCCTTGTGCATAAAGCTCAAGTGCATCCTTTTGTTTAAATCTTGTAGACCACTTGAACAAAACGCTACTGAATCTACAGCCATTTTGATGCCTTGGGAGTTAGACATGTCTCCCACTGGTCCCATTGCACCACCTCTTAGATATCCTCTAGGGTTATACAAATAATAATCAATGTAGTTGCCCCACTCCATTTCAAGTGCTGTACCAGCAACTGACTTTGCTAATGAAGCATCTGGTGGACTACCTAATTTTCCTAATTTTTGTCTGACCTTACGCATCTTGAGTGCATCAATATAACGCAGTTCAAGAATACCTTTCTTAGGATTATCTAAATCTATTACTTTATGATAAAAAATACGTCCGTCAATATACCACGAACGAATAATTTCATGTGCTCTATTGTCAAAGTTAATCAGTCGTTTAATATAATCAAACTCATCACGAACTTTCTTCTTCACACCCATACCAATATCTAGATTTTCTAGATTGATATCAACACAACTATCATTGTTGTCAGAAACAACAAACTCATTCACGATCTCATCAACAGCAGAATCCACCTCAGGATGAAGAGCCATATCCCTATATCTACGGATTAGCTCGTACTCATTCCTTGCGGTGGCATCTGTGTCTACGTATGTTCCAAAATAACCGCCAGCTGCAATTGATACAGGTTCATCAGCGAGAGGAGGTACTGGTGATTGACCTTTATTCTCAGCCTTGCGATTAATTTGAAAGCCAAATAGTTGACCCATTATTAATTAACTCAAGTGTTTCCTATTCTTATTTAGGGGATAGCGATTCCGCTTCTTCCAGCATTAGACTCATCACCACTAGCACCAACAGTCCAATAAGAATATTGAAACTCAATTGTGAATTCTTCAATCTGATCATTGCTATCATAAGCAAGATCAATTGCAGAAGCACTTGTTGGGAATGCATACCACAATTTATAAGAACGAAGTTCGTCACCAGCATTACTATCGTCTTTTTCTAGTTGCTTGATGATAACAGTACGACCATACTCTGTTGGATCAATTATTGGAGCAGTATTATCCTGATGTGTATTGATTTCATTCAACCACTTTTCAAAATAAGAACGTGCTTTGAAGTCTTTATCGTTAATGAATGTTGCAGACCAGTTATCAAACGTCCTGTCTCCAGCGATTTTAACTGTTCTTCCTCGGAAAGGAACTTCAATAACCCCTACATTGGTTGCAGGAAGATTGGCAGACTTACACATGAATCCTGCCAATTCTGAATCTCCACCAGTTGAGTCTGGAAATTGAATGTCCACTTGGAACATATTGGGCCTAACGCCCTGACTTACTTTTTGAAGAAACGTTGAAACGTTGCTAGTGATTGCCATTTTTTTAAATCCTCTTCTTTGTATTATATATTTAACAAATTAACGTCCGACGACTTCGCTGAACGAAACACCAGTACGTGTAGCAGTAAATGTAACTGTTACGTAGTTGATGGAACGAGCAGGTTTGATGAAGAGTTCCGCAACGAATTCGTTACGGTCAATGACATCAGGAGTATTGTTAGTTCCATCACAAACAACTAGGAAATCAGTGATACCCTGTTGTGCAACGATCTCGTTAAGATAACCATTAATAGTTGCTAAGAAACCCGAACGAGTTGTCTCGTCATTAATTTCAAATAGAACTGACTTACCGAGTCCTTCAACTCGCTTCTCAATATTAAGGAAGAGACGACGAACGTTGATACGATCAAACGCTGAAGGTGAAGCAAGTGCAGTCTTGTCTCCGAAGAGGACAGGACCAGTGCCAGGGAAACTAACAATTGGGTTAATTCTATTTTGATAAAGCTCATCTCTATCTGCCTTGTTTGGATTGTAAGCAAGTTTAATAACATTACGAACTCCACCACGGGATAAACCAGCAGGTGAAATCCAATCTGCTACGGTAGACGAAACATTAACACAAAGTCCAGCAATGTCTCCATTACATGGAACGTAACGATACTTATCGTTGAAGCGGTCATACATGTACTTGTAGCCACTATCAAGAACAGCATATGACGTTGATGTCACAGCGTTAAAGAAGTTAAGTGTGTTAGTTCTCTGTTGTACAGTTGTAAGAGCTGATCCACCAGTACCAACTTGGTTTCCTTTGTGAGGAGAAACAAATGCTACACAGTCTTTACGTCCAGCAGCAATTGCTACTACCTTTTGTGCTTTAGACAGTGTACCTGCTTCTGTTCCCATTGATCCACCCATAAGAACAAAGTCAATCTCTGTTTCTTCTGTATCTGCAAACATGTCATAAGCACCAGTTACTTCACCAGCAGTGTAAGCATAGTCATCTGTACCATTAGTCAATGAAGTTTCATTTTTAGCAACTAGAAGGAACCTGTCTCCACTTGCAAGTACAGTTGATGCAACACTAAGTGCCTTACCACCACCAGCACTCACTGGTTCAATTAAATTTGTTAAAGCAGCACCATGGAAAATATAACTTGATTCAATATTAACAATATCTTTGTAATAAATGGAAGCACCTTCAGCACTCTTACCATCAGATAATTTAGAAAGATTTGTGAACCTTTCTAGGACTGTATTAGCAGCACCAGAAACATCTCCAGTTGTATCAACAACTGCAACATGAAGTTCATCGTATGAGAGACCACGTGAAGAAGCAAACTCAGATGTACCAGGACGAGGAGCGATTGCAGCAAGCTTCAATCCAGTAGAACCAATCTCTGTATTAGTATACCAATCTTTGACAGAGCTAATAGCAATGTTATCATCTGTTACTGCGTTGATTGTTAATGTCAAATCAGCAGTAGCACCTGTACCAAGTCCAGCAGCAGCAATTGTTACTGTATCATTAATAGCATAATTTGTACCACCTTGATCAATTGTTACACCAGTAACAAAACCGCCAGCGTCAATAACAACATCAACTCTTAATCCAGTACCAGCACCACCTGTAGGATCTACTGTGTGTGTACCATTCTGTGTACCTACTCCAGTATAAATGCCAGGAGCAACTACTGTTACAACACCGTCACCAGGCTCATCAAAGTTATCTCCAACTTGAATCAGTGTTGTAGGAACATCAAGGATAACTCCCAATTCTAAAGTAGCAGCATTCCAAGAATAAATCCTTCCGTTAATACCAGCAGTAGTAACAAAGGCAGTATTCGCAGCAGTTGTAGCAGGAGCAGAAGCAAGTGTAAGAAGTTGATCAGCACCACGGTCTACAACAACAACTTGAAGTGAGTTACCCCATGTACCAGCAGAACGTGCAGCAAAGATATTAGCAGCACCAACACCAGCAATCCATTCGTTGTAATTCTTAATCAGAACACCAGCACCATTAGTTGCATTAAGAGCACCAGTCTCAGCACGTACAACAGCAAGCCTGCCGCCATATCCTAAGAACTGATCTGCAACAAGCCAGTCCTCGGCATTTGCATCTTTTGGTGGTCCGAATGTATCCAGTAGGGCTTTCTGACTAGAGATTGAAACGATTTCGCCAATCGGTCCTTTCTGAAATGATGATGCAAATGCACCAGTAAGAGCTGAATCTCCTACAATAATTGCATTAGTTAGGTCGCGTTCCCTAAGGACTACACCAGGCGAGACTTGACTTGCCATGTTTTTTTCCTCGTAGATGTTCCAAATTATCTACAAGTATTTAGAATTTCCAGTAAGTCTAGAAGTCAGAGACCCTAGGGGGTATTTGAATACCCCTAGTAATTCCACATGTATGATACTTCTTCTTGTGTATCACCATAGGCCCAAAGTTCACCATCTCCATCAATAAATGTATCATCACCCATACCATCATCTACGAAACCAAATGGAGCCATATCCTGTTCAATTTGATTTCTCTGTTCGTCATAAATTCTTCGTCTGACATCTTGATCTGTCATCTCTCGGAAATACTCTTGCATAACTAACCAAGAGAACAGTACCAGACACATCACTAGGTCATCATGGTATCCATCATCTGCTTCCCAACACTGTTTTCGCTGAATGAAGGTTGTTAATTCTCTAAGTATATCAAAGTCTTTAAAGGTTAATTTGTCATCTTCTATAACTGCTTTCAAGTTTGCACAACCTTGTTTCTTAACTGTGATACTCATCTTCACACCTAGTTGAGTCTTGGTTCCAGAGAACCCTTGACCTACAACCTGCCCTGCTCTACCTCTCATAGCACACATGAGTACATTAGGATACTCAAGGTCATAGTTTAATGTTGCTGCTATACTATCTCCAATGTCATTCACTTCAACCAAGATGTATGGGAAGCGATACTCTTTGGCTACGGAATGTATTACCGACGGAAATAGAACAGGTTTGATTTCATTATTTCTGTACTTGGCAACAACTTGATACGGTAACGTGGTAATATCAAACACGATAAAAGCACTGTAGTCGCCACCGATACCTCTGGCAACATCCACAGTGATAATATATTCGTGGCCCTCCTCGCTTCTTTTATATACGTCAAGTCCAGCATTGCTTGTAATAGGATCTTCAAATGGGATTGCTTGTAGTTTGGATGGAGCAATTAAAGTATCAGCAGATCCAAGGAAGTCACACTCAAACTCCTGTGCGAACTGTCTCTTAGATGTGTTCTTTAATGTCTCCTCC